TGTCCTGCTGCTGAGCAAGGTCAGCGTGTACGTAATAAGTTATGTTGGGGTCGGGTCGCCACGCCGGGTCGATGATCCTATTCGGACTGACCGGATTACGGACAACCATAGCGTGATCAATCTTCGCTACGTTCCTAAAGAATGTATCAGATGAAATGTCTGTCGGCATACATGCGAAGCGCTGTAGCGAGTCGTAGTAGTTGGCGACGAACGCACTCTTGTACTCTTCGATCTTACGAAGCGGGTTAACATCCCACGATGGTCTACGGATCGCCCACACCTTTTCATTCTTATAGGCTGTGATATGATCCTCTTCCCAATTGATCGTTAGTTTGTTATCCTCTGTCTCAGGTAGTTCTGGGTTAATAATCCATGTGTGGCTCTTCTGGACAACCTCTTTCTCCTTCACCTCTTCATTGTAGTGGCGAGTGATGAAGTCATTCTTGCTACGCGGGAAGGACAGCAGTGCCACCTTACCGAAGTCAGGATAACGTGACGCTACCGCCTGACTGAACGCTAGGTAGATGTTGTCAGATGATTTGGTTGAATCGTTGAGCGGGTTACCCTCACCGAAACCACTAATCTCGTCAAGCACTGCCATGATAAGGTTAAGACCCTCATGGGATTCACGCTCTGAGTGACCAGAGTATGCAGTCACAGACTTGATAAACGAAATAGAGTCCTGAGTGTCACTATACTTGCCCACGAACCACGGGCTTTTAGCAATGATGTTCTTGAAGTTCTTGAAGAACACCGTCTTGGCCTGCTGTGCATTGATAGCAATGTTGATGATATCAATAGCGTTACCGCTCTGCTGACCGTAGTATTCCGCTGGGTCTTTAAGACAAAGTAGTTTGTAAACTACATATGCTACAGCAATTGTGGATAGCAAGTCCTTACCAGAGTTAGCGGAGATAGGCCCGTTGCCAACGTAATGCCCATGCTCAGGTACAGTCTTAGTCCAGAACGGGCCGTCACCCACTGACTCAATGCTTTTAATTGGAACCAAGTAGTAATCGTCTAAGATGGTGGCGGCTTTAGTTCCTGTACGGTCATGTTCGTTTCTCCATCGGTACTTGCCGCCGCGACCCAGGAGTTTAGCCAGGATTTCATTATGCGGGTACGAATCAACGTAAACACTACCGCGTGTCCTGTCAGGCCCGAACATGAATATCTCTTCTACATACTTGACGCTGGGTAGAATTCCAATTCTCATGAGTACATGAGCAAAGTCCAGCGCTAGATACGGGCTGATATTGGTTAGTTTGAATCCGTGTCGTGAATTGCTACGGACTCCTACACCGCCAGCAAGATTGAATGCCATGCCGACCCAGCGAACTAAAGTCTCATTGTCACACTTGAACAACTCTTTTGGAAGTTGGTAGTAGACTGCTGGGTCTGGATTGTACAGTTTAACAATCTCTAGGAACTCTGGATCACGAACCTCAATATGAACTATAGTTGGAGTGTCCTTATACCTGTACCCTCCGTACTTCTCAACCAGTAGTTTGCGAAGGGCTGGCTTTGAGTAATGCACCCTGAATAGAACGTGATCATCAACTACATAATGCGGATTCATCATGCAGGCCAGAACCTCAAGATGTTTCTCTGGAAGGTTTACTGGATCATTTACTGTATAGTGTCTGTTCCATACTACTCTGTCCCCCGGCTTGAGGTCTTTAGCCTCAACATACTTGAAGTCTGATTCACGATAGGGCTTGCGTGCAACCAGATACTTGTGTCCGGTGTGTACTTTCTCTTCCATAAAGTTGCTGAAAGTAATGTTAAGCATCTCACCATAGCCCTCCTCAAAAGCCTCAGTAGCATAGGCCACGCCTTGAGTTGTCTGCACGTTGCCGTTCTGAAACATGAGCGGCTGCCACGCACCAGTGTCAGGGTTGTACACAGGAGTGTATGGATCGTGACACCCCTTACCCAACTGTAGAATCACTTCGCGCTTAGTATACTTCTTATAGAATTCTTCTGCTTTCTGAGGCTCCATGAATCGCTTAAGGTCTTCGACCCTATAGATTTGGCTCATGCACTCTACTGCGGTAGCCTGGATCGGGGAGAGCGGCTTGTGGTGCAGGTATTCCTCACCAGTCACGAATGTCTCTAGATCAACAGGATACTCTTCAAATGGATTTGGGTTGAGTACATCAAGGAATTTAGATAGGTCTGTCATGACTCGTCCTTAACGTAATCTACCACTACCACCTCGTCATTGCTTGAGATAGCAGATAGTCTATTGAGAACCTGAACGCGGCAGTGGTCGCAGTCTGCTACAACTTCTTTTAGAATGGCCTCAAGAGCCTTCTGCTTGCGCTGAGTCTCAATCATTTCCTCAGCAAGTTCTTTGTTTTCAAGCAGACCAGACTTTTGAAGCATATCAATACGACGCGCTTCCATATCCGCGATCAGTTTGATAGCGTTAGTCTTAGCACCAAGGTTAGAGTTTACATCTGCCTCGTCCATTACCTCGTATGCGTGGCCTATTAGTTTTGAGTAGTGTGCATCTGCTGTTGCCAGCGCCTCCCTGGCGCGGGTACGGACAACATCGTTGCGTGATGCAAGCGTACCCCACTCTTCGATAATCTCTTTGACACGCTGACGAGGTTTCTTGAGGGTGGTGGCAATCTCCGATATGGTCTTGCCCTTCCACTTCTCCACCATGATTTCATTCATTTCGTCCATGTAGTCATGGAGAAGTTCTAGTTCGTTTGCCATAAGGGAATTATACCATCATTTTTGCTTCAAGGTAACTGTGACCTTGCTAGCAGTAGATTTCTTCTTAGACTTCTTTTCAGAGTGGCACTTACAACTACACGTTAAATCATTGTTCTTGTGCCAACACTCTTCGTGCTGGTTGGTCATGCACCAGCCGAACTTGGTTGTTCCAGATACTCTACGAGGCATTGTAAAACTGGTTGGTCGGGTCAGCGCCCATGATCTTCTGGTGGAACAGGTTCTTATTGAGAACCATGATTGCCTGCCGCAGATCAGTTACATACTCTTCACTGGCCCCTGCTGAGATTGCGTCCTGCAACTCCCACTTGAGGATGTTAACTGCTGTTTCCATTGGTATCTCCTTACCAAATAATGTTGTACTTCTTGAGGTATCTATATACTGTTGGTAGGCTTGCGCCTGCGATCTTTGCAATTTCTTCCGGTGTGTACTTCTGTTCGTGGTAGGCCCAGAAGAGCCAGTCACGATCAGCGTACAACTTAGCCTTCCTTACCATTTGACCTTCTCAGGGAACTTGGTAACGAAGAGTCCGATCCCCAAGGCATCAGCAACGTCATGATCTCTCGTGCTAACGCCAAGACTGTCCTTAACAATCTTAATCGTTCTCTCCTTACGGGCTACTGCCCCGGCCTTCTTGTACCACGCTGCTGACTTGCCTGGGTACTCTTTCATGATAGCACGCTTCTCTTCCTGTGTCAAGCGTGGATTGCCAATCCCCATCTGCCACTGGATCGGCACGACACTTGCGATGCTGGTCACACCAGACAGTGCAGCAGCACCAATCACAGCCCCATGAGATATCGCTAGATTAGTAGCAACGCTAGGGTTGATCCCCAGGAAGGAAGATTCCATTACAATAACAGGAACCTTCCACTCCATCAGGAATGCGTGCATGGTTTGTGAAGCATACATAGCCTTATCATATTCCGTGTCCCCCTCAAAGAACAACTTGCCATGAGTAATCGGCTTGTTGTCTTGGAACAGTGCGAAGCCGCTGTTGGTAGTCGCACAGTCAAGAGCCAGGAATCTGTTCAGGTTCTCCTTCATGATCAATAAAGTCCTTAATGTTCTTGAGCGCCTTCTTTACCAGATCATCTTTAATCTCGCAAGACCTACACAACGTACTGTCGTTGTATATGCTCAGTGGTTGCTGACAAGACTTGCAGAGGCGGGTCTTGCCCCTACGAGACTTATACTTTGCTATTTTAGCATAACGTCTAGCAGATTCCTTAGAGGCTTCCGTTCGACACTGTACGCTACAGTATATCTGTTGAGGATGATCCTTAATAAAGTTGCTATCGCACCAAGAACATCTATTCACTCAATGGCTCCAACGCAGGAATCTTGACGACACCCTTGCCTGCGTCAGCACACACCTCTCTGAATGGACATTTCTTACACACCTTGGAGTTCGAACGGTACGGTTTAGTCGGCAGTGTCTTTTCATCAAATGCCTTCTTAACCTCCCTCATCCATTCAAACGCATTGTCTAGCCACTGTTCATACTCTGGTGTCATTTCCAGAGGGATTACGTGGAGGTCGTGACTGTTCTTAGACTCGTACACGAATACCCCGCGCTTCTTATTGAGAAGCCGCATGTAGATAAGCAACTGTACTATGTGATACTCAGGTGACTTATCAGACTTAACTCTGTACTGCCAGGACTCTTCCCTCATTGTCTTAATCTCTACAGGCATTTCCTCCTGTAGCCAAGCAATGATGTTGTCCACGAAGCCGAAGATCGGAGGGTCTTCGGATGTTACCTTGACCTCCGTAGCGACAGCCAGACCGGAGTTCTCCATAGCCTCTTGGATTCGCTGGTGGGAGAGGGTTCCGTTCCTCATATTTGCAATAGAATAAGCATCTGCATCATCTATCTGAGGCTGCCCTTCGAACTTGAAATACCAGTATCTAGGACACCCGCCGCCGCCAGCAGCGTAGGCTAGTGAACTAGGACTGAAATTCCTGCGTGGCTTTGTATTGATAGACCTACCATTAAGGTAGCCCTCCTGTATCTTCTCAGCGAGTCCCGCCACGGGGAAGGCTCGTGATTTAGGCTCTTCCATCAGAGCCTTTAGTAAATTTTTAGACATGTCCTTCATTCTATCATAGTCACTTCAAGAGATACTTCAACGAACTTACTAGTTTATCAATCTCCGCAGATGCGGTGTAGTACATATTCTTGCGTGGCCTGTCGGACTTGTCCACGTTAGCCATATACGTTGCCTTCATAGCACATTTGGCACCGATAGCCTGCAACTTGACTAGTTCAAGTGCCGCCACCTGTACCGGAAGGTCTGGTTTTAGAATTACCTTGGCAACAAACTCAAGCGCCTTCTTTAATTCATCGTCGTCCATGTACTCAGCAATCTGGTACAGGTCGTCAATCTGATTCAGCATCTATTAACCTTTCGAATACATCCAATGCAATGATAGCAAGTTGGGTCTTGCCGTCATTAAGTGAGATAATCAGGGCTGGGTCTTTCCTAAAGTCTACCTTGGCAGCATCCGTACAGACCTTGGCCCACACACTTGTGTTCAGGGTGAAGGACTTTCCACCTTCTTTTACGTCAACTACGAAGCCATTTACTGTTCCGTCTGCCTTCTTCTGCCCCCTACCGCTGTTCTTATGCGGGGTGCCACCCATACTCCTGATGAGAGCCTGCTCGCTCTTATTGGTGCCGTACTTCATGCTGCCCTGAACGTGTTGTAGGTGTGACCGTTTATACAGGTGACCATGACCATCACTGAGTCAAGCGGCTCAATGTCAGAGGGTGACTCTCCGCATTTTGGGCAAGTATAATCAGATATTCCTGAGCGCATCTTGCACCCTCTCCATTACTTCTGGATTGTGTCGTAGATAGTCAGCGGTTGCCCCTGCGCCCTGCACCTTATGACCGAACACATCATACCAACTACTCTTCGGGGGAAGATCAATAATCCCATACTTAACTGCTTCATCAACAATCTCTCCAAATCTATCTATTCCGATGGAGTCTCCGTCATAATAGAAGTTATACTTACCACCCAAGAAAGCGGGTGAGGTCTTGCTAAAGGTAATTAGCCATTCAACCTCGCGGCCTACTGGCTTCTCAATTATCTTATTGCCAACGTCTATCTGACGGGTAATAGCCTGTTTGCTAGATTCATTTGATGTCAGTTTGATAACAACAGATGAATAGAACTTTACAGCATTACCACCAGTAGGTGTCATCATACCATACGCCTGTAGGTTTTGTCTGGTCTGACTAATAAGAACTAGCAGCGTAGGCTTGGTTCTGTTGTTGGCGTAGTTGAGCATCTTACATGCGCGTGACCAGTCCTTTGACTCCTGGCCCATCTGCCCTGTGCCGTCCAGTTCCTTGAGTTTACCCTTCTCAAAGTAGACCCCCGGCAGGAGACTAGTGATGCTGTCAATCACAATGATATCAACACCAGCATTCATCAAGGCTATACTAACATCTACTGCGTCGTTGATTTCCCTGGCTTCGCTGACGATCAACTGCGATGTGTCCACCCCAAGACGCTCAGCCCAATCCTTGTCGTAGGACATTTCAGCGTCGATCCAGGCACACACCTTACCGTCCTTCTGAGCCATCCCAACCATCTCTAGCATCTGGGACGACTTGGCACTGGATTTACTTCCATAGATTAGCACCTGTCTGCCGTATGGCAGGCCACCGTTGAGGGCATTGGTCAGACCAACACTTGGTAGTGCTTGCTTCTCATACGTAAGTTCAACACCA